TTAGCAGCAGACATAAGCATACTAATACCTGAAGCAGTACGTCCAACACCACTGACACCCGTTTGACCATGAGCAAAGGAAGGGAATCCAGTAGACTCATCAGCTAAGACTCGTGCTTTATCAAAGAGTTGCATGTTTTCTTGTGCTACGTTGGGGAACTTAGTGCCAAACAAGGCTTGACCAGGTGCACCCCCCTGTCTTCGTAGGACTTTTCCTGGGTACATAGTTAAGTCTTGGCCTGGAACCAAGTTTGTCTCATCTACTTCAATGATAAGATTACCACTTAGAGAAGCATTGTCAATAGCCATACGCATAAAGCCATTCATCAATGTCTGTGTATCGTCCATGTTCTCAGCGATACCTACGCCAAAGAAGGAATAAGGGTTGTGCTCATAGGGTACAGAGTAGTAAGGGATACGTGAAGGCTTGAATGGGTTAAGCACACAACGAAGGACTTCTCCGTTACACACCCAGATATTGCAGTTTACTTCGTTTAAGTCTTTATATTCTTTGGGTATCTTAATACCATTATCTTCTAGTATATCTATATCAACAAAGCCCCAGAACTCAAACACTTCCCAACGCTCTGAGTTACCAATAGTACTATCGTCATCTTCCATCTTCTGTTCCCAATGCTTACGCACATAGTCAGAACCAGAAGCAACGACAGCTTCAATAGAATCTTCCATAAAGTAAGGGCGATTAGCTAGAGAACGTATTTGTGTACGAGACATCTTGTGACGCTCAACTACATACTCTGCATCATCCATGCTTGAAGCTTCAGGGTCAGGGTAGAAGTTCCATATAGATACATGATCTGTAGAAGGTACAGTCTTTACTATAGGGTCATACTCACCTTCTTCATTCCAGTTAGGATACTCTTTATCTGTAGCGAAGGGGCCTTTCATAACACCTGTACCTAGCAGTGCCATCTCAAAGGCCATACTACGTAAATGCTTAGATGCACCCGACTCGTTTAACTGATCGTGTACTTTCTTTTCCATCTTCTTAGCTGCTACCATAGCAGGATGGAATGTTACAGTAGTAGGAGAAGTACCGTCACCCTCAATGAGTTTATCTGCTACTGGAGTTAGTTTATTTTCTAAACCACCTAAGCGTTTCTCTAATGAGCTTCTAGTCTCACCTGGTTTTAGTTTAGTGTCTGGGCCAATCAAGTAAGGCTTAGTAGGCTCCTGACCAAAGGCACTCTTTAATTCTTCTACACCTGCTTCTGCATTAGGGTCTAGATTAATGTGTACAGACTCAGCAACGCCATCAGGTAATACAGAGGGATCTATCGAAAGCGGAAACTTATTATTTCCAAATAGAACATCAATAATCTGCCCATAAGCAGCGAGAGTTTTAGTCTTAGTGACTTTAATAAATACCCTAGATTTTTCACTAGATGTGAATTGCACGTCTGATCCGTAAAGACCACGATAGTTTCTATAAGCACGTAGCCACCTTTCTTCATCCCCTAATCTAGAGTCTTCTGCTCTTTTGAATCGCTCATTAACAAACGCAACAATACTACTGCTTGACGCAAGGAGTTTATCGTCTTGTGCTTCTGCAGCAACTACGTCATCAGTCTCAAACGAAAGATCATCTATTTCTGCCATAATTTAATATCCGAATGTTGGGTCTGACGCTTGAAAGCCAGACCTTTGTGTTGCGGGGTTAAAGTCCCATAGCGAGCTTCTTGGTCTAGTCATAATACCATACCTTAAAGCATCATACAAGTGATCTTCTGAGTTTGTATCAACATCTTCAGAGTTTCTTTTGTCTAAAGGTATTGATGGTATCTGCGCTAGTAGATTGGTGCAGGTAGACATGAATACCAAGCGTGGTTTCTCAGTAAACTCATCTACCTGCAAACGGCGATGTAACTCATTTTTACCAGCCACTCTTGAGCCACGAGAACGGTCAGAAGGTCTCCAACGACAACCCTTCATGTTCATTTGTTCTGCTAATGACGGGCCAGTATCCCCACGTTTGTGCCACAGGGAAGAGTCCAATACGCCGTATCTCATTGTACCATCTTCAGCCTCTGCATCAAGAATCATATCTGCTAGATCAGTGGCTGTTACTTTACTACAATAAAGTTCTCTGTATACGATAAGCTGCTCATCAGGTGCTACAGCTATCCAAACAACACCTGTGTAACTCCCATATCCATAGTCACAAGCTCTAAATCTAGACCATGACTTAGGTATGCTAAAAGGATCTATAACGTGTATAGCTCTGTTAAACTCAGGGAAAGCTGCCCCTTCATTTACATCCCAGTTACCTTCAAGTAGTTGTTTTTTCTGATGCTCAGGTAGTGAGAGTAGCATTGCTTCATACTCACCGCCCTGTGACAAATAAGGGTTATCAAATAGGCTGGCAGGGATAAACCTACGTTTAAATAGAGGTTCACCCTCTCTGCTATGCCCTTTAGGGAACGTAATAGTATCCCCTGTTTCTATATTAGTAGCCCAGAATGCCTCATTGCGAGGTGCTGGGTCAATAAACATCTTCTTAACCCAAGCATGTCCGTTTCCACCTGGGTTTGTTGTGGCTCTCATGTACAAACCTAGCTCATTACTATGTGCAGATCTCAAGCGTGACCTCATATAATCCCAGGCGTAGTTTGTATTCCACTGCGTCAGTTCATCGAAGCCTATCCAGTTAAACGCCTGCCCTTGGTAGCGGGTAACATCCATGTCTTTGTCCAAGTAGGACATCCAAAGTCTGCCCCCTCTAGGGCTAGTCCACTGTGACTTACGTTCTGACCACTTTATACCTGGAATTGCTTTAGGGTATAGCTCTTGACTCTTTTGTATTAGCTCTCGTAGTTCTTCTGTAGTGTGTCGTACCAGCAAACCACTAAAGTTAGGGTTGCCTAAGCCATGTAGAGGGTCTGCAAGCATGGCGTAGCTCTTTCCACCACCAGCACTGCCTCCATATAGTACTTCACGCTCACTAGAACTAAGAAAGTCAGTCTGAGGGCCAGCATTAGGCTTAAAAACTACGTCTTGGGCTACTTCTACGTCATACTGAGGAGGTAGAACTGTCGCTGGTACTGTCTTCTTCGTCTTCTCCGTGGGTACTATAGGCTCCAATGCGGTTTTTTTCAAGGGTTTCGATTTCCTTGAGGATTTTTTGGAGCCGCTGGGCAAGGAACCGTTTAGCTGTAGTTGCTTTTTTACGTTTGAGGTCAATGTCTACTCTTCTTCTTAGCGCTTGCTGCGTAATAGGTCTACCTGTCTGTTTTTCTAACCATATACAGACATCTGCGTAACTATACTGCTTTAAGTGTCTCTTTGCAAGCTCTAATGCCTCTAATTCGTAAGGGATAGGCTCTAAAAGTGCATCATTATCGTAGCAAACCTTATATCCGTAAGGTACACCCTTGTTAGTATTACCTAGTCTTACTACTGTATGCCACTCTTTTTCTTTACCTTTAGGTGGTTTAGGTAGTTCCCAGTAACCTATGTCTTCTGCTATCTTTAATCTCACAATAACACTACTTATTCATTAGAACCTTCTTTGGGTGGAAGGTAGAATACACCGCCACCACTAGAGGATACGTCCAATCTTTCTACTTTACCTAAGCCAGCACGATCAAGTAGGTCTTTAGCGGCAACCATCTTATCACGAATGCCTAGTTCAGTAGGGTCATACAAAGCACCAGCCATAGACATAGCTGCTTTAGGGGCTACTTGTGCAAAGTAAGTACGTGTAGCCTCTCCTATCTCATCTTTAAGAGACTCAACTATAGAACGAGTAGAACTAGTCTCGCCATAACCTGCTAGTTTCTTAGCTTGTACAGCATCACCTTGAGCCTCTTCAAAGAGAACCTCTAGGAAACGCCGTTGATTATCTGTTAAGTTACGTGTCATGGTGTTACTACTTTCTTTGTATAAAGATAATACATGCTATTTGACCTCTTCAGCTAGTATTGCTGCACCCCAGAACAAACCAGCAGTACCTATGCCAAATACTATAACACAAGCGAGGACAGTTAAGAAGTAAAATATCCTATCCCTCTTATCTGCTTCAGCCTCAAGTGCATCCTTACGCCGTTTACGAGCTTGGGCCTGTTCGTGTACAACCATATCCCACATACCTGGAGGGCCATATAATCGTGTTGTAGACCTCAAATCGTCCATACACTCTTTGTGCTTCATCTTAGCTTGAGCTATGGCGAAACCTTCTTCTTCAGTAGAGGTAAGGCGACCCAGTGGGCCTTTGTGCCTGCCCTTCTCAGCAATACCAATCTCTGCTTCAAGGTTAGCTAATTTACCGAAAGCAGGCATAATGCTATTAACATCTTTGCCTGCCTTTATTGCGTTGCTTATACCGCCAGCTATGCTGCTTACTGCACTTGCAAGAGCTAAAACTTCAATCATGCAAATACAGTCCTATATTTAGTTAGCCTATTTAGGTTCTTCGTTTAGAACACGGCTAATGTCACCACGAGTAATTCCAATATCTCTTAAGTCTTTGTCTGTCATTCCGTGAAGGTGCATTGAAGCTATGCGGCGGTTTGCTTCTTTTTGGCGACTCTCAATAAAAGCATTAAAGACTTTTACTAGCCCTGCTTTAAATGATGCACCAAAGCGTTGTGTTTGTGTGATTACTAATTCCATGTCCATTCTCCTTTTTATATAGGGACGAACATAGTTATACTTAATTAACACCTATTTAGTAGGGATAAGTTTGCATACCCGCTACCTGTTAGGGTTGTATCTCTCACGTACAGATATGGTAGCCTCAATAGTATTAGTAGTCTGGGCATACAAGACAATCTTATCACCAGCGTGTAAGTGCATGACACTACCATCTAGTACATTAAAGGAGCTATTAGATGCTATGCTGTGATCTTTGAGTAAGTAATGATACTCACCATCATCCTTATGAAAAAACTGTACGAAGATCTTCTTAGCACCTGAGTTATTGTTATTCAGGAATAGAAGATCAATAGTAGCGCTATGAGTTGCAGGACATGTATACAGAACATCAGCCGCTGCATCAGCAGTAGTGGAAGCTATAGTCTTAGCCTCTGTAGCAGTCTTATATGTAGCTAGTTCTACCATCTAGTCTTTCTTAGCTTTCTTCTTACCAGTAACTCTCTTCTTAATCTTTGTAGTCCAAGCTTCATTAATATCAGGAGTACTAGGGTCATCACCTACAAGTTGACCTTTAGCATTACGAGCACGTACTACTTCTGTCTCTACTATAGTAGTTTCCTCAGTTACAGTAACCGTTGCTTGATTAGATGTTGAACCTGCAGTAGCAGTAGTTAGACTAGGCATTACTTCACCAGCCATAATAGCTTCTACATGCTCATCTGCATACCATACGTCACCATAGGCAGCTTCACCAGCTACAGGGCCACCACTAGCGTCTAATACTTGACCATCAACAACAGTGTAGCCTGCAGCGTTTAGTTCTTTTTCTTTATTGTTAAACATTTAGTTAAGTCCGTTTCTTTGATGGGGGGTTCGATGCACCACACATTAGGCCACCCTTATTCATGAATCCCATTTTATTACGTACTGCTTTAGGTAAGGATGCTGCGCCCTTGTTAGGAGCTTTAGTTAAGCCACCATCTTTCATAGCA